CCCGGACGCTCATGTGCTCGACGACCTCCAGGGTCACCCCCAGCTCGTGGGCGATGCGGAGCTGGGTGCCTACGTAGGGTCCGTGGTGAGCAGCGCCTCCGCCTTCACCGGCGCCAACACCTCCTCGAGGAGAAACGCAATCACCCGGGCGAGCACCGCGTAGTCCGCCTGTTCCCGGAGCACGTGGAGATCCCCGCTCGCGAAGAGCGGCTTCCCCTCGGCGTCTTCCGCCTTGGCAATCAGGAGCTTGAGGTTGCGGAGAAAGAGGTCCTGCTCGGCCTCGGCCGTCGCCCGGGAGAGATCGCCCGAGGTGAGCCGCCCGAAATGCACCGTCACCGGCGTCCCGTCCGGGGAACGCCATTCGGGCACGACGATGGCGCGGCGGCCGCCCGCGTGATGGGCGCGAATCGCATCCACCACGCGGAACGGCACCCGCACCATCTGCGCTTCCGGCGCGTCCCGCACCGGGTTCTTCACCGACGGATCCATGCGTCACTCCTCCCGAGTGGTTACGCCCAGGCCGGCGTCACCGCCGTGGTCAACGCGAGCGTGAAGGTCACCCGATCCCGCTCGCCACCCTCGGGGCTCCCAGTCACATAGCCCGTGACAAAGGCGCTGAAACTGAACGTCTTGCCGGAGGCGACCGTGAGGACGACGGCCCGGGCGGTGTTGTTGAGCCCCGCCTCGACGTCGTCCATCATGGCATCCTGCCCCGTGCTCGCCCGATCGAGGAACGCGACGAGGGTGCACCGGCCGGTCGGCAGATCCGGCACGTACGTCCGGAGGCTGTCGCCCTTCACGGTGTCCTCGATCAGCTCCCCTTCGTAGCTGAACTCCCACGAGATCAGCTCGCCCACGCTCTGGCCGTTGTAGGTCGCGGCCCCGTTCCGCCCGCCGTAGTTCGCCATGCGATCCTCCGATTACGTCCAGGTGACGGTCGGCAGGGATGCCAACGCGACCGAGAACGTGATGCGATCCCGCGCGCCGCCTTCCGGGCTCCCGGTCGAGTATCCCGTGGCGAAGCCGTTGACGAGGAACTCCTTGGTCGTGCCCGCGATCCGGAACTTGCAGGCGATGAGCGGCGGCGCCCCGCTGTTGATCGCGTCCACCAGCGAGGCCTGCGCCGTATCCCCGTAGTCGAGGTGCGCCGTGATCGTCGCCCGCCCACCCGCGAGATCGGGGACGAAAGTCCGGAGCGTGTCGCCCTTCACGGTGTCCTCGATCAGCTCGTCATCGAGCGTCAACTCCCAGAGCAGTAGCTCGCCGACCGACGCCTCCGCCCCACCCGTGAGCGTGGCATTGGCCCACGAGCCGTTGGTCAGCGTCTCCGTCGTCGCGATGCTGTTCCCGCCCGAGCCCTTGGCCTTGGCGGTCGCGTCCATCGTGTCGCCCGCGCCGGCGGCCGCGGTCACCGTGGGATGGAGCGTCGTGGCGGCGGCGTAGAGCGTCCCCGCGCCGAGGCCCAGGGTGATCGCCGCGATCAGGTTGTCGAGCGAGGCGGAGGCGCTCGCGCCGATCAGGACGTTGCCGTCGACGTTGGTCAAGACGGTCTGGAACGTGTAGACCTTGCTCCCGATCGTGACGGTCTGGCCGTTGCTCGCGTTCCCCGTGAGCGTGAGCACGCCCGTCGCCGCCACCGTCCCGACGTAGGCGGAGCCGTCGCGTCCCGAGTAGTTCGCCATGCTGCCTCCCTAGACGAGCTCGTCGGCCTCGAACGGCACGGTGAGCGCGAGCTGGAGAAACGGGTCTTCCGCCACGAGCCGCGGGCCCGAGGGAACGCGGAGCGTCAGGTTCGGGAGATCCACGCGGTTGAAGACGTCCCGCAGGAGATCCGCGAGCTGGTAGAGCGGCCCGGCGCCGACGCCCGGGCGATCAAACAGGGTCACGGTCAGAACCCCGACCACGAGGTTCCGCCCGTTCTTCGTGGTCTCGCTCCCGTCACCGAACACGGCGGTGGGCTCGATCCAGGGCCCGCTACTCGGTGGCGTGAAGCCCACCCCCGGCCAGCGGATCGGGGTGCGCGGATCGCCCGCGGCATCGACCCAGAGGGTCTGCAGGCGCGCTTCGAGGGCGGCCACGACGCCGGACTGGAGCGCGGAGGCCATCTCACGCCCCGGCCGGGAAGCTGGTCCCGCCGACCTGGACCCGGATCCGAATCCGGTCCGCCAGCTGGGCCGCCAGCGTACGCAGCTCTTCCACGGTGACGCCGATCATGCCCTGGGGCGCCTGCCGGCTGAACCCCTGCGGGGTCACCTTGAGCGTCCCGCCCTCGCGCTGGGGGTACCCGCCGAACTCGAGGACCGGGATGTACGGGAGCCCGTTGGTGAGGTAGACGACCTGCTGGCCGGCGAGCGCATTGATCGCGGTCGCGAGTTCGCCGGCGACGCGGGAACCGCCGGGATCGACGGCGTCCGTCACGGTCGCGTTCGGGGCACCCTCGCCCACCTGCCAGTTGCCCCGGGCCCGGCCGGTATCGACGGGCGTCTTCAGGACGAGCCGGCGCATCGCCTCGAGCGCGTACACGCGGGTCGCGACACTCGGGACGCCCGCCGCATGGCGTTGCATTGCCGCGAGATCGCGCCGTGCCGCGGCCGCACGCGCTCCGGCGGTCATGGCTGGCCCCGCACGAGGCAGCGGTGCAGCACCGGAGCGCCTTGCAGCACCACGGTGTCCACCGGGCCGATGACGTGCTCAATCCCGCCGAGCACGATCAGGTCGCCGCCCTTGGGCACGACGCCCGCGAGCTCGCCTGGCGTGAGGAGCAGCCACCGGTCCCCGACGTTGACCATGGTCTGGCCCACGACCGCGGGCCGCTTCACGACTTCACTCCCCACGGTCACCGGGAGCCGGGACTCGCTCGGGGTCGCGGTGCCCGCCGTCGCGTCGTACGTGGAAGGCGTGCGCCGGACGAACTCACCCGCCTGCCCCGTGGCGCCGAGCGCCGCGGTGACACCGCGGGCCACCGCCGCGGCGAGGTTAGCAGGCATCGCTCACCTCGAGGTGGCCGAGCCCGTCCAGGACCTGACCCTGGCTCGTGGTGGCCCGACAGCGGATGCAGTAGGTGACGCCGTCGAGTCCAGCCTGGAGTAGGTGGGTCACCTTGCTCCCACTGATCGTGGGGGAGCCGCTGAGCACACCGCTCGGCGTCGCGTCGGTCCCCTGGACCACCGTGACCGCCCACTCGCTCGAGCTGATCGTCTCGCCGCTCGCCAGGTCCTCGGCGAAGTCGAACGTCGCCTTCCACTTCTCGGCGGTCCGCTTCTTCCGCTGCCCGGTGAAGGTGGGGGTGAGGGTCAGGGCCATCGGCCTACCCGCGGACGATCGGAACGGTGCCCGCGGCCGTGGTCCGGAGGCCGCGGAGCAGCCGGGTGACCTGCGCGGGGAGGGACGGACTGCCGCCGGCGCCGCGCGGCGTGAGGCTCACGGGCCCGACCGATAGCTCCTCGAACCCCTCGAGGCCCGTGGGCGCGAGCGAGATCTCGCCGGCGAGCAACGCGAGCGCGAGCTCCCCCGTGGCCTCCTCGACGGGGCGGGGAATCACATCCTCGTCGTACGCGTAGCCGTCCGCGTCGTAGACCCCATCCCGGGGCCACTGGAGCCGCTGCGTCTCGGTCGTCCGGCTCCCCTCGTACCGCTCCTGCTCGAGCCGGCTCGTGGCCATGATGAGCGCCCGGTCCTGATCCGGCCCACTCGCCGCCGTCCACGCGTCGACGGCCAGTCTCCCGTCGAGGTATGACTGGGCATCGGCCCGCGAGACGTAGCTGTTCGCGTCCGTGGCCTTCGCGGTCGCGACCAGAGTCGGATCCGCCATCTCCTACTCCGGCTTCTTCCCGCGGGTCCGCTTGATCTCCATCGCTCGCCCCGGACTCGCGTCCGCCGGCGTGCTGGTCCCGGGCGGGAGCTGGGCCGGGGGCGCCGCGAAGGCGGGCGGCGCCGCCGGGACCTCCGGCGTGATACCCTCCGGCGGCGTCAGCGTGTATTCCCCCGACGCCACCATGCCCTGGGCGTCCACCGGCCAGCGGGTGAGCTGCTGACCGGTGGCGACGTCCCAGAGCACCCACTGCCCCGTCGGGGTCGTGATCGGGCCCACCTACCGGACCCCGAGCACCGCGTTCGCCACGTAGTTGATGCCCGTGGCGATCGTGCCCTGCACCTCGGTGAAGATCCGCATGTAGCGGTAGACCACGCCGTTGAGCTGGTTCGTGAAGGGCAGCTCGTAGCGGCCGACGACCGTGTCCGCACTGTCCTTCGTGACCTCGAGCGCCCCGACGTCGAGCGCCGCCCCACCCACGATGCCGGACCCGAAGTCCGCGGCGTTCGAGAACTGCGTCTTGATGAGGTACCGCTCGTCGTTCGACGCCACCTCGACCGCCGTGACGTCGACGATCACCCGGCCGTCGACGCGGGCCGCGCCGAGGTCGATGATCTTGTCCGACCCGCCCACCTGGGCGGCCGCGTCGGCGGCGATGAGCCCCGCGTCCTTGAGCCGCAGGTCGTAGTCGAACGTGAAGTCTTTCTGGTTCCGTGCCATGGTCCGACTCCTGGCTCAGGCCGTCTGCAAGTAGTAGATGGACGCCGTCAGCTGCCCGGCGCTCACCGCCGTGAAATCCGCGCTGGCGGTCACCGTCAGCGTCGGGCGGTTAGCCGTCGTGACCAGCTTGGTGCCGGACGGGACGCCGGTCTCGATGCCGGCCGCGGCCGTTGCGAAGACGCTCGGCGTGCCCGTCATGTAGCGATCGACGTCGCTGCCGTCGCCGATTGTGAGCGCCGCGGACACGTTGCCCGCGAAGCCCGCTTCCACCGTGACCTTGCTGCCTAGCAGGACGGCACCGGCGGGGACGCTGCCTTGCAGCTGGTACGTCCCCACCGCGCCGCCGCCGTCCGTGAACTGGTTGAAGAGGACGGTCTCGCGCAGGACACCGATCACCCCCGGCGCCTGCCGGCCGACCCCCTCATCGGGGAGCTGCAGGGCCACGTCCGCCACGGCGCGCCGGTGGTCGCCCGTGGCAACGAAGCCCTGCAGCGTCTTGGTCGTGGCCATGGCTTACGCCACCACGGCCGCGTTCGCGATGCCGCCCAGCCGGGCGATGCACCGCGGATGCTCGGCCACGAGGCCCACCAGCCACTCGACGCGGGTCCGGGCCTGCGGCGTGGTCTCCATCTCGCCCAGGTCGCGCACCTCCATGACGCCGTTCTGGATCCCGCTCAGGTAACCGTCGCCGAGCGAGGCGCAGTAGATCGAGGTGGAGGTACTGCCGGCCGGCGTGCCGCCGAGGTCGCCCTGCTCGTCGAACGCCAGCGGCTCCGTGCCGTCGTTCTCGGGATAGGGCTCGACCATCGGGATGCCGTTGTAGAAGGCCAGCTGGCGGCCGAACTGGTCCGGGGCGAACGAGACGAAGCCGCCGACCGTCGTGGTGCGCGCGGCCTGCGTGATGCGCTGCATCATCGTCTTGTTCATCCACAGCTGCTTGTTGGGACCGGCCACCTTCCCGATCAGCTGGTCGAGGAGGAACAGCGACAGGGCGTCGCCAGCGTCCGTGGTGCCGGCGGCGATGAACTGCGAGCCGGTCGTGAGGATGCGGGCCTGCAGGCCGTCGAACTCGCGCGGCTCGGTGGTCGAGGCGCCCTTGACGAGCTTCGTGGTGAGCGTGGCGGCCAGCGCCTTGGCCTTCAGCAGCTCGTGCGTCGCCCGGACGTCGGGGCCGAACATCTTGATGTTCGCCACGTCCACGTCGAGGTCACCGCCGGCGATGCGCAGGGCCTCGCTGTTCGGGTTGATGATCCCGGCGCTCCCGACGTAGGCCTCGTTGACGCCGCGGAACGCGATGCCCGGCAGGGCCCCTTCCGTGTTGTAGGCGTACGAGTTGCCCGGGATGTTGCGAAACGGGAGGTTCGCGAGCCATGCCGAGGTGCGGGCGAAGGTCGCGATGACGCCGGCGCGCTTCGTCTCACCGGCGTTGAGGGCCAGCTTGGCCGCCTCGAGCAGGGTGATTCCCATGGGATGTCCTCACCGCAGAGTGAATGGTCGGGCAGGGGGATCACCCCTGCGCGGTCGCCGATCCCATCCCGGAATCAGTCGGTCCTGCTCGTCGAGTCCCTCGACGCCCTCCTTACTTCTTCGTGCCCGTGTTCGCCGCCGCGATCGCGGCCCCGGGGTTCTTCACCAGGTCCTCGAACGACAGGGCGCCGGCCGGCGTGCCAGGGCCCCTATTGCCGAGGGCCCCGCTCCCAGATGCCCCCGAGCCTTCGAAGGCGCCCGCGAAGTCCTGCTGGTCCTTCATCTCAGCGACCAGTGCCTCGAACGTCAGGTTCTGGCCCTTGTCGCCGATCCGCGTGTGGCCGTCCTTATCGACGATCACCGCGGTGAACTTGCCGTCCTGCTCCACCACCTTGGCCTGCGATCGCACGTGCGGCAGCAGCAAGCGGATCGATCCCTTCGCGGTCGCGATGGCCTGGGTTGCCCGGGACGTGATCAGCTGCTCTTCGAGCGCGGCCGTGAGCTGCTTCACCCGCTCGTCGCGCTTCCCGAGCTCCTTCGCATGCGCGTCCTGCAGCTGCTTCTTCAGCGAGTCGAACTCCTCGCGCTGCTTGTCGCTGAGCTGGCCCTTCTTGAACTCCTCCTGGAGCTTGAGCAGTTCGGCGTACTGCTCGGGATCGAAGCCCTCGGGCAGGTCCTTGAGCTTCTTCTCGAACTCCCGGGCCCGCTTGCGTTCGCTGTCGAGGGCCTTCTTCAGACCGCCGACATCCTCGACGCCTTCTGCGTCGAGGTGGAACTTCCCGTCCTCGCCCTTCGTGTAGAGTTCCCGGAGGGGCTCGGCCACGTCCTCGAGCTTCTCGATCACCGCCTTCAGCTTCGCCATCTCGGCTCGCTCCTTCGGGGCCTCACGCCCCGGAAAACGAAAGCGGCCCACCCCGTCTCACACGGGATGGGCCGCTTGGGGCCACGACTGCACCGATTGTCTACCCGCGAATATGAACACGCACCAGCCCCGCGGTCAAGCGATGCGGCGCGCCAACTCCTTTAGGGTCACCGTCCTGCCATCAGTGCGGACCATCTCCTCGAGCGTCACCTTGCCGGCCCGGAAGAGCCGTCCCCGGTTCGGTCCCAGGATCTCGTCCTGCACGGCAGCCGGCTGCTGCCGGAGCCATCCGGAGTAGTCGGTATCGGCCGGAACCGGGCCACCCGCGGCCGCCCGGCTTCCTTCGCTTGGCGCCGTGAGCCCGAGCTTCTTCCACGCGATCCGCGGCGCGCGGAAACAGCGGCAATTCCAATGCAGCGGGGGTGACGGCGCCTTGGGATCGTCGTGCCGGAACACCTTGCCGTCGAGCGGCCGGCAGATCGGGCACGTCCGCGGATCGAGGGTCGCGACGTACTGCCATTCCTCGGTGATGTCGGCGTTCTGCTTGAAGGTCTCCGCGGCCGCGCGGTTCGCGACCTGCTGCACGGCAGTGCGCACCAACGCCTCGGTCTCCCGCGTCGAGGCCTGGAGCACCCCGCCGGCGAACCGATCTCTGCCGACCGCGCGGCCGCGAATCCTCCGCACGAGCGCATCGATGGGCTCCTGTCCGAGCAACCCGAGCTGGACCTGGCGGCGGAACGCGAAGGCCGTGGCGCGTTTCTGGGTGGCCCACCATTCCCGCATGAGGGCGCCCTGGACCGGGTTCTCGGCCAGCACCGTCCGGAAGAACGTCTGGCCGAGGCGCGGGGTCACCAGGTCGATCCGGACGCCCACCGCCGAGTGCTCGAGCTGCGCGGCCGCCGCCTGGGCTTGGATCTCCCCGAGTTGGCCGAGCTGCCCGCGGGCGAGTCGGCGGACGTCCCAGTACGCGGTGTCCAGGATCTCGGCTACGCGGCGATCGAGCGCCGCGAGCCGACGGGGCCGGCGGCCTGGGGTGACCGCGGTGGGGTCGAGCTCGACGAGGCTGCCGGCGAGGCGATCGAACGCGCGCCGGAGGATCCGGTCCACCTCAGCGGCGAGACCGTTCTCGTACCGGCGGAGCTGGATGGCGTTCCGGAGGAGGAGCTCAACCGGGTCGGGGCGGCGGGCGGCGCTCAACGGGCGGCTCCAGCGCACGACCGGGATCCGGCCGGAGGTCCTGCTCGTGCCCGCACGAGACGCAGATGAGCCGCCGGTTGCCCCAGCGATCGGTCTCGAGCACCCCGCGCCATTCCTCGCAGCGAGGACAGAAGACCATGGTGCACCGGGACGGATCGACCGGATGGGTCACGCTCGATGCTGGCGAAGGAATGGACGGCCGTCAAGGTTCGTCCTCCGGAGAGAACCGACTGGTCCCGTCCCCATCAAGGCGATGGTTCCACCCCTCGCGCTCCCCAGGCTCGACCTCCTCCGGGTCGAGGTTGGTGACGTCACCGTGGTAGCCGCACCACGGGCACGTGAGCACATCGCCTGCCGCCTCGGGCCGCACCGCGGCCCACTGGTGGCCGCAGATCGCGCACTCAACGAGCGAACTGAGCCAGGCCATCATGCCGCCGCGCGGCCCTCGTCGTCGTCCTCGTCGTCCTCTTCCTCCCTGGGCGTCGGGAGCATCCCCTGACCGATCCGCTCCCGCTCGAGTTCGGGGTCAAAGTCCTCCGGCAGATGCCCCGACCGCTGCATGATGTCCCACAGCGTCTCGAGGGAGAGCGTGCCCTCGGCCACTCGCTTGGCGTACATGTCGATGTCGGCCCCGGTCAGTTGGAGCCGCTCGAACTCCCGGTTCACCGCCACGGAGCCGCTGCCGTCGAGGCCGAGGAATGCCATATGGAACGCCATCGCCGCCTCGAGCCCATCTTGGAGTCCGCGAGCCGCGGTCGAGAGCGCGCTATCCTGCTCCGCCTTGTCGATGCGCTTGGCCTCGGCTGTCTCCGCGGCCCGGGTCTCGTGTTGCAGCATCCGGAGCCCCAGCACCGCCATCTCCGCCTTCATGTCCTGGAGTTGCTCGCGGCTCGCCCCCAAAGCCGAGCCCGAATGCTCGACGTACTTGATGTCCCCACCCAGCGGCACATCGAGCCCGGTATTGGGTCCGGCCACGATCACGTCGCCTTCGGAGGCGCCCGTCGCCCCGATTCGGACGAGGATCGGCATCCGCGCCTTGTGGAGCGAGTGCGCGTGATCACTGAGCGACTGGTAGTGCGCGATGTTGAGATAGGCGAGGTCGAGGAGGGCCGGCTCCGATTGCAGGAACCCCGTCTTGTGGGCGCCGTAGACCGGGGCGAAGGGGATCTGGGTCTGGTTACGGATGACGCCCCCAGCCATCGGCACCAGCTCCTCGCGCGCCCCGCGCGCGTAGAGCTGGTAGGTGATCGTCACGCCATCCGGGGTGATGACGCGGCGGAGGACTCGGTACCGCATCACGGTGCGCTCCCCGAAGGCCCCCTCCGGCTCCACGGCCGTTTCCTGGAGCACGAGTTGTGTCAGGATGAGCTTGCCGTTCTCGATCACGGTGCGTGGCCGCAGGATGTCCTCCTTGCGGTACCACACCCAGTAGGGCCGGAGGCCACGTCCGCGCTCCTCCGCCAACGTGAGCGGCTGGTCGACTGGCGGGTAGTCCACGAGGATCCCGCCGTGCCCCGCCACCCAGACATCCGTGAAGATCTCCTTCGCAAACACGGCGAGGTGGGTCCCCTCGAGATCGATGCCCTCCGCGTGCGCCTTGACGATGGCGGGGACGTCGTCGCCCAGGACGGGATCTTTCCGGAACACCATCCCGACGAGCCCGTTCACGGTCGGGAGGGTGGCGTTGAAGAACACGGATCGGCTGAGCCGGTCTTGATAGTCCACCTCCCGCTCCGCCGGTTCCCGCGGCAGGTATTCCTTTCCCTTCGCGCGGATCGCGGCCGTCCCGCCCATGACATCACGGCACAGGTCGACGGCCGGGCGCATGCGGCGGGCGGCCGCGTTGGGCTGGTCGAGGCCCTGGAGGTCGACGGCGGGAGTCGCTGGAGTCGTCATACGCGGAACGTCCTCACTTTCACCTCACGCACAGGGGAGACCTTGGCGTCGGCGCCGGCCGCGGCGTCGATCTGATCGTCGTGGCG